TGTACCGTCTTTAGCCTTTTCTATCTCTTTGAGTAGTTCTTTTACAGAACCTGTAGTCTCGTCTACGGTATCCTTAGCATCTCCAAATAGTTGATTCCATGCACCTTTGACCGTATCAACGGCTCCCTCTAAATCACTGAATGCTACTACCAATGATATTATTACTGTAACCCATCCCCCCATAGCCTTGAACGCAAACACACCTGTTTTCCACAGACCCTTGACTGCTTTTGTGAGAAGTCCGGTTGCAGTTGTAGCCTTCACAACTCCTTTGGTTGCTTCTACTATCTGATTCTTCAACCCACCAAGAGTAGGGCTTACGGCATTGGTACGAGAAATTAGAACATTCGCTAATAGTGACAATGTACCGAAACTAGCCACTAACTTGCCCAAATCTGTCATCAAAAATTCACTGGCTTTTGCTACAGCATTTAATGACCACACTAGGCCATCTAAAGCAGTGGTTAAACCGCTTATTACAAGATCACCGCGTTGCCTTATGAACATTCCTAATTGATTGCCGAATTTCTCAAGTTCTGGGGCGGCATCAGCAATTGCAACCATAAAGGTGTTTTTAATTACGCTAGCAATCTTGGTGAGACTGTCGTTAAACGCTTCCACAGCATCAACTTGGCGTTCTGTAATGGTTCCAAATGACCGTGCTTCTTCTCTGGCATTAATCAAGCCCTGTGCACCGTCTTGCAACATAGGTATTAAGGCTCTACCGGCTTCACCGAAGATACGCATTACTGTATTGGTTCTTTCGCTGTCATTGCGAAGCCTGGAGAATCTATCTGCAACTAACTCTAATTGTTTATCTACTGGAAGCTTAATGAAGTTCTGTGCTTCAATACCTAGGGCCTCAAATGCCTGTTGTGCTTCACCGGTACCGGCAGAAGCATCAACAGCGTTCTTTTGTAGCGTTGCAAGTGCCGTAGACAGTTGATCCTGTGACACACCGGCTAACTCGGCTGAAAACTGAAGTTCATTCAGCGATTGTGCAGTAATGCCTAACTGGTCCGACAGTTTGCCTAGGCGGTCTAGGCTCTCCCTTGTGGAATTTATTAGAGCACCCATTCCACCTACACCAGCAACGGCCCCTAGTACACCAGTCAACCTGCCTACAGAACTAGTCAGGTTGCCTACTGTGCCCCGAAGCCCGTTAAGTCCCCTACTGGCAGACCTAACTGCAGCCCTGGTACGGTCCTCTGCGTTAATAGAGTATGTATACTTATCTGCCATCGTTAGAACCTACTACCCCTTGATTAATCTGGGATGATTCTAGTTTAAGCAGTTTTTCAAACATATGAGCCCATCCCTGATATTCGATGTAAGGCATTGAATCGATATCGTTTAGAGTCTTGTTGAGTTTGTATGCGAGGATATACCTAAATTCTAGGTCTTTATCCCCTTCTAGGAGTTTTTTAAATCACTCTCGCCAAACTCTTGCTCCACGTCTTTAACCATCTGTTCAATAACTTCGGCCAAACGTTTTGGATCTACTATCTCTGCAATCTCCTCTTTCTGGTCTTCAGTGAATAGAGGATTACCACTAGAATCCTTGCCACGGATAACAAGGATATCTATTAGAGACGATAAATCTTCATTGCCTGCTAACTTCTGTAGTTTGCTGGCTTCGGCTACTGTAAGAGGGAATACATAGATATCGAATCCCCATTCTGTCTTAACTACTTTAGGCTCTGATCTTAGGGCTTCATACTTCTTCCTCAGTTGCTGTATTGCTTCCATACGTTATCACCCTATGATCCCAAGTAAGTTGTATGTCCAGTAGCACTAACCGATACCTGCACGGGATCGTTTACACCTGCACTGTATGAAACCTCATCTAGATAGACTAGGCCACTGACCATAGGTGCACTCTCGGTACCATTGAATCCGCAAACTATGTTTACATTTGTACCTTCCTGTAGCAAAGCCTGGCCAGAATCACCATCGTTTAGATAGCAATCAAACGATACTGACCCATCTTGTAGTCCACCTAGATACTGCTTTGAATCGTCTCCAAAAGCAGTAACTTCTATACGCTCTTTGGTTGCTGAACTAGTGAAGTTATATGTATCACCTATTTCAATTTGGTTGATAAAAACCTTACCAGTTCTGCCAACAAAATTTCCCATTATTATACTCCTTAATTGTTTATGTTGTAAGTAAAGTTACCCGTACCAGTTACACTAATAGTAGCGGGATCATTTGCTGATACAGACCTATCGACACTATCTATAAACATAGTACCGGTAAGATCATCTGACGGGTTATCTAGGCCATGCCCAGTGGGCCTTTCCCTGTCAAATTGAAACTCTACCTGGAATGATGCACCTTCCACCAATGCAGTTTGTGTAATATCTTCATCATTAAGGTAGGCATCGAAAGTCATAGTTGCTTCTTTTAAGCCGTTAATATATTTCTTATTGTCAGTTCCCATTGGTGTAACATCAAGCCTTTCTGCTGTACCAGAAGCATTAAAATTATATACATCTGCTATCTCTTCGAAACTTAGGGTTCTTCTAATCGATAACCGCCCTCTTCTACCAACTATATTCATTGATACTCCTAAATAAGTTCGCTAACGTTACTAGCATCTAAGTTATATGCAATTCGCCAGTTAAGTGTTGCCATTGCCAGTGGCTGGTCTAAGTCTGAATCATACTCTGCTGAGTAACTTACAAAATGGCTATCTAGTGCATTAATACCAAGGCTAGGATCTGCACCTAATGCGTTTTCAATCTCCTCGCATATAGCGTCTAATTTGCTATCCACATTAGACGTCGATTGTGTGTAAACGTCTATCTCAATATCTATGGCTCTCATTTCCTGAGTTCCAAATTCACGATTTAGCAATTCCTCTTGATTCAACTTAACATTAATAGCAGAGTTTACGTCTTCACTCCAGTTATAGATGTTCGATTGGTATATTTGAGACTGCGGTACCAAGATTACATTTGCTTTCAGGAGTGATGTAACTGCATCTCTTATAATAGTACGGGCATGTGCCATTATCGCTGAACCTTCCTTAGTATTGCTCTTACTGAACGTCTTAACTGTGTTAGAAATCTATCGTCCAACTTGCCTTCTAGTCGATTAATGGCAGACATAGTTACGGCTCTAGTCTCGTCAAATCCTACAGTTTCAGTTGGATATCTAGCGTTACCTTTACGTTTTATAACTACTTCCTTACCGCCAGTGCCTCTAGTTAGGAAAGCCCCTTTATAGGTGGTACCTTTGTATGCGAATCCTGGCTGGTTACGCTGTCTTCTTAACTTTCTTGGTGTAATTCGTAATCTGCTTTCCGGTACCACGGTATGTAATGGTATCTGTTTAAGCCAGATATCCCATGTGCTGAATTTATTGTGATTCCTATTTGTCTTTGCTCTGGTTCTACGCTTAAGTCTATCTTTGGCTTTAGTAATGCCTAGGTCTTTACCTACAGCCCTGAGCACCTGATCTCTAAACCAATATCCTGTATCATTTTTTGCACGGGCTAATGCACGGTGCATATCCTTGTTATTATCCAACTTAGATAAGGCTTTTTGAATCTGCCGTTCTCTAGTCTTATCTACATTAACGCTTAGATTGATAGCCATTACTGCTTCTCTAGCCTCAGTATTTGAAAGCCAGTACCATCTTTTTCGATTTCTCGAACCTTGTAAGTAACACCATCCCTAATTACACTAGTGCCTCTTTTCACACCTACCGCATCTGCCTGTCTGCATACGAATTCAGGCTTCGATCCAGTCATAAAGCCTTCTTCACTAAATCCGTTGCCCCAGATACCTGGAACTAGTGCACTGCCGAATTGTAATACTTCACCGAATTCAGCAGGATTAAAATAAGGTATTGACACTAATTAGACTCCCTGTCTATTATATTGTTAATATGAATAGAATTAGCATTTATGTCAATAGGTTTATTTGCTTCTCTTGTAAGTAAGTTATTAGCACTAGAGGGCTTATATAGAAGTGCATTTACAATATGTGTCTTGAACCGTGCTGTAACACAATTCACATTGTGCGTTGCGGTTACACCCTCGCCAGAAATAGCAACATTTACGCTATGAGATACAGTGCCAGTGCCTGCTAATGATGCGTTAACGCTATGGCCCACAGTGCTCGAAGAGGCCACGTAGGCACTGATGCTATGGCTAGATGTGGCCGAAGACCCTAGTACGGCATCTAGGCTGTGTGTGGCCATCTGAGGGGCCTGGAGGGCTACGTTGACGCTATGGCCCACAGTGCTCGAAGAGGCCACGTAGGCATCAATACTATGGCTGGATGTGCTCGAAGACTGGGTTACACCCTCGATGCTATGTGATGCAGTCTTGGTACCTGGTGCTGGGTCCAGAAGGACAGCATTAACGCTATGAGTTGCAGTAACGCTCTTCTGCGTTACAGCATTAACGCTATGAGTGGCAGTAACGCTCTTCTGCGTTACAGCATTAACACTGTGGTCTACAGTAACGCTCTTCTGCGTTACAGCATTAACACTGTGGGTAGAAACTGCAGTTCCTGGCTGTGCTAAAACAGCATCAATGCTATGGCTAGAAGTATTCGAAGACTGTAATACCGCATCTACAGAATGCGTCTGTGAGCCTGCCTGGCCGGTGACCGCATTAATGCTGTGGCTAGAAGTATTCGAAGCCTT